ATGGCTCGCTTGACCTACCTCGAAAGACGCAACGGAACCTACTACGCCCGGATTGACATCCCGGTTGACCTAGTGGCGCACATCGGCAGCGAAGTGCGAAAGAAGTCACTCCGCACGAAGGACGAGAACGAGGCCAAGAAACGCCTATGGCCGGTAATCGAGGCGTGGCGCGCCGAATTCGAGGACGTGCGCGCACGACGTGAAATCACCGCCGACGACAAGGCGGCGGCCGTCTGGCAGCACTACGAGGCGACGATCCAGCGCGACGAACAGAAGCGCCGGGCAATGCCGACGCCCGCCGACATGGACGCGGAAGAACAGCGCCTCTTGCGTCGGATCGAGAAGGGCGAAATTAATTCCGACAGCTTCGCAGGAATGATCAACGCGCACACCGAGCTTGAGCTTATGCTTCGAGCGCGCACCGATGACGCTAACCGGCGTGCCCGCCGCCTCACAGCCCTTAAGGCCGCACTGAGTTCCGGTGATATCAAGTTGATTGAACCGGCCGTGAGGGATTTTATCGGCCGGCACCGTTTGCTTGTCGAAGTTGGTTCCGACGAATACCGCGAGCTTTGCACCCTCATGACTCGGGCGGAAGTCGAAGGCTTGGAGCGGACCCTTGAGCGCGACCGTGGCAATTACTCCGGAGCGCCAACGGACCCCATTGTAAGGCCTGTGACCGGCACGACGCGCGAGACCGCAGCGCCCGGCGAACGCATCATGGAAGTGTTTGCGATTTACGAGCGTGAGAACCCAAAGAACATCAAGGCCGACACTCTGGCGCAAGCGCGACGCGACATCGGCACCTTTGTCGATTACGTCGGCAGCACTTACCCGGTTCACCGGATCGATAAGAAAGCCGTCCGAGAATGGAAGGCGCTCTTGCTGAATTATCCCGTCAAGGCGACCGAGACGAAGGCTTTTGAGGGCATGAAGATTGCGCAGATCGTGAAGCACAATGAGAAGATCGGCAAGCCAACGATCTCCACAAACACCGTCAATCGCTACCTTTCCGGCCTCGGCGCATTTTGCACCTGGCTTAAGGATAACGGCTATTTAGACAGCAATCCTGTGACTGAAATGTTCCTTACGAAGAAAAAGGACAAGGTGGTTTTCCCGTTCAAGGTTGATCAGATGAACACCTTGTTTAAGTCGCCATTCTTCACCGGATGCCAGAGCGACGACGCGCCCCGCTTTTGGAGCAAGCCCGGTAACGTCCTTATTCGGGATCACCGCTATTGGGTTCCGCTTATCATGCTTTATTCCGGCGCACGCCCGGCAGAGATTGCGCAGCTTGCCGTTTCTGACGTTCGGCAGGAGCATGGTCATTGGGTTATGCATATCACCGACGAGGGGGACGGTGATAACAAGAGCGTAAAGAACGAAGAGTCGATGCGGCTTGTGCCGGTTCACAATGAACTGGTGAAGCTCGGCTTCCTTGACTACCACGCCGATATGAAGAAGGCAGGGGAGGACCGGCTCTTTCCGCTCGCAGGGCGCAATTCGCGCGGCCAGATGATTGCAGATTTCAGCCGCGACTTTGGGCGCTACCTTACGAAGATCGGCTTAAAGAGCGGGCGCGGCCTGTCGCTCTATAGCTTCCGGCATGGTGTTTTTGATGCCTATCGGCGCGCCGGTTATCTTGATGAGCAGTTCAATTTCATGCTCGGCCACGCCTCGGGCAATAAAGTCACGGGCGGTTACGGCATCCTTCCGCAGGGAATTCTTGAGCAGCGCGTTGAATTGGTCAACGCTATTGCCTACCCCGATCTAAAGCTTGATCACCTTCGCGACAAGCGCGAATCGCCAGAGGCACAGGTTGCGACGGGTTAAGTGCGGCGTCCCCGTTTTCCACAAGTTGCTAACACAAAATATAGCGCTCAAATTTCCGTCACAAACCACCCCTTGACGCTTTCAGACGATTCACGGTTATTGGTTGTTGTCTACGCGATGGGAGACAGTGACCGGCGCGGCAACGCCTAAAAGTCACTGTCTCGCACCTTGTGCCAGTAGGCATGGCGACCTCTGTCTAGCGACGGGGCCAGCGTGAGAACCGCCATCGGGTTCTCATGTCTTAAACCTACCCCAAATCTTCACATTGCCAAGAGCAAACCCGCTCGTTCTACAAATTTGTCAACGCCTCATAGGAATTTCTTCCTATTTCCTCTTGCGGGCCGATTCCGGCCATGAGACACTATTGTCAAGTTAAGCATAAGAGGACGTGATATTTGAATCTTTCCCTCGTAAATCGAGTGAAGAAAGCCTTTAGTTCACTCGCAGAACAGAAGGCGTATTCACTCAATGATCCGGCAGCATTCGAACTGTTCGGCGTTCGTCCGACTTATTCGGGCGTGAACGTTAGCGGCCAGTCTGCGCTTTATGTTCCGGCCGTGCTTCAGGCCGTGCGCCTGATCTCCGAAACTATCGGTTCGCTTCCTTGCAAGGTCTATCGGGAAACCAAGGACGGCAAGGAAGCGGCCAAGGATCATTCCGCCTACCGCATCGCCCATCGCCGCGCCAACGAATGGACCGGCGCGGGCGAGCTTCGCATGGCGCTAACCCATGATGCCCTCATTCACGGAAACGGCTTTGCGAAGGTAGTTCGCTATCCCGACGACGGACGCCCTTTCGAGCTTCACCGGCTCAAGCCCGGAACCGTCACGATCCTTGAGGACAAGCTGACCGGCGCACCGGTCTACCGCGTGTCAGAAGACGCGGGCACGACCGACTATCCCCATACCGAAATTCTGCATGTGCCGTCATTTCTCGGCACATCGCCCATTGCCTTCGGCAAGGAAGCTATCGGCCTTGCCGCAATCCTAGAGCGCCACGGCGCGCAGTTCTTCGGTTCCGGCGCGCGTCCGACCGGCATCATCTCCAACGATAAGCCGCAGGGTGGGGAAGCCGGTGCTCAGGCAGTCGGGAATATCCGCAAGTCCTTCCGCGAGTGGTTGAAGGGCGGTTCCGCTGACCCGCTCATTCTTGATGCCGGATGGAAGTATGACGCCCCGGCGATGACCTCGACCGATGCGCAGTTTATCGAAAACCGCACCTTCCAGCTTTCCGAAATCGCCCGGATCTTCGGCGTCCCGCCGCATCTGATTTTCGACTTAAACAGGGCGACGTGGGGAAATGCGGAGACGATGGGCGCAAGCTTCCTTCAGCTTTGCCTTCGCCCTTGGTTGGACCGATGGCAGGACGCCTATGCAACCGTCCTTCTGACTGAAGACGAGCAGGACGCGGCCTATTTCGAATTCGTCGTGGACGACCTGCTTCGCGCCGACGCCGCAGCCCGCACGGCGAACATGACGGCGCTCGTTACCAATCGAATTATGACGCCGAACGAGGTTCGCGCGATCCTCAATCTTCCGCCGCTTTCGGGCGGCGATGACCTGATCAATCCCCACACGACCAGCAACGCCGCGCCGATTCCGGCCCCGGCGAAGGAACCCGCATGATTCAGCACAAGGCTTTCTTCGGCGATGGGGACAAGACCTTCGCCTTCCCGACCCGCGAACTTATCGAAGAACTGGAAATGAAGACCGGCCACGGCATCGGCGCATTGTTCCGGCGCTTCCGCACGCAGGACTTTTCCCTATCGGACGTGTTTGAGGTGATCCGGCTCGGCCTGATCGGCGGCGGCCCCAAGCCCGCCGAAGCCGCCCGGCTTGTTTCCGTCTATGGCGTCGGGCGACCGATGGCTGAAAGCTTCGCCGTTGCCGATGGCACTATCACCGCTCTGTTCTTCGGCGCGGACGAAGATGACACGGCATCCATCCCCCAGGACGAATTACGACAGGCCGCAACGACCGGCAACCTCGCAGCCGCAATCAGCGCAACCTATGAGGACGTGGCCGAATGACCGAACGCCTCGAAATCAAAGCCGCGCTTACTGTTGACGACGCGGGCACCATCACCGGCATTGCTTGGCCGTTCGGTTCCCCTGACCGTGTCGGCGACGTGATCGAAAAGGGCGCGTTCGCCTCGCCGGAAATCCTGCCGATGCTGTTCGCCCATGATCAGGCGCAGGTGATCGGAGTTTGGGACGAAATCAGCGAGACGCCGGATGGCCTGACCGTCAAGGGCCGCTTGCTTGTCGATGACGTTGAACGCGCCCGCGAAGTCCGCGCCATGATCCGCACGAAGGCTGTTTCCGGCCTGTCCATCGGTTTCCGCACGAAGGCAGCGAAACCCCGCCAGCGCGGGCGCACCATTACGGCCCTCGATCTTCACGAAATCTCTGTTGTCGCCGTTCCGAGCCATCCGGGCGCGCAGATCACTTCTATCAAGGCCGCAGATGGCACGGCACCTCATGAGGAAAATCACTTGGAAAACGAAGCTGAAATCGAAACGAAGAATGATCCGGTAGTTTCGCCGGAAGAACTCAAGTCCCTGAAGGCGGATATCGCGACGATCAAGGCGAAGCTCAATCGCCCTGCCGCCGCGAACAACAACCACGCCGCAGCAGACAACGACAACAGCGAGCGCAAGGCGTTCGTCTCCTATCTTCGCCGTGGCGTCGAGCGGATCGCGCCGGAAGAAGTTAAGGCGCTCACGGTCTCGACCGACGCGAACGGCGGGTTTCTCGCTCCGGAAGAATTCGGCAGCGAGCTTATCAAGCTCCTGAACGAATATTCCCCGGTTCGCAGCTATGCCCGCGTCGTCAGCATCTCCGCACCGGAAATCAAGTATCCGCGCCGCGTGACCGGCACGGCTGCAACGTGGGTAGGTGAAACCGACGACCGCACCGAAAGCGGCATGACCTTCGAACAGGTCACGCTGACCCCGTTCGAACTGGCGACGTTCACCGACGTTTCGAACCAGCTTCTCGAAGACAACGCCTACGGTCTCGAAGGCGAGCTTCTGGCCGACTACGCCGAAAGCTTCGGCAAGACGGAAGGTCTGGCATTCGTGAAGGGCACCGGCACCGGCCAGCCGAAGGGCATCATGACCGCTTCGGGCATCAAGGAAGTCAAGACGGGCGTTGCCGATGCATTCCCGGCAGCTAACCCGGCTGACGTGCTGATTGGCATGTATCACGGCATCGCCACGACGCACGCGAATAGCGGCGTTTGGCTCATGAACCGGCAGACTCTCGGCACCATTCGCCAGTGGAAGGACGGCAACGGGCGCTATCTCGTGCTTGATCCGATCACGGCGGGCGGCGCTTCCACGCTGCTTGGCCGGCCGATTGTCGAAATGCCGGACATGGATGATATCGGCGCTGGCAAGTTCCCGATCCTCTTTGGCGACCTGTCCGGCTATCGGATCATTGACCGCGTTGGCCTTTCGACCCTTCGCGATCCTTACACGCTCGCCGGTAAGGGGCAGGTTCGTTTCCACGCCCGAAAGCGTGTCGGCGCGGACGTGACGCACCCGGATCGCTTTATCAAGCTGAAGGTCGCGGCCTAATCCATGACCTATCAGCGGCCCGCCTATGAGGAAGTGACGATTGCGCACGGTGGAAACGCCGTGACGCTGCGCCCTTCCTTGCGGGCCGCTGCAACCCTTGAGGCACGCCACGGCTTCCCGGCTTTGTTCCGGGCGCTGGACGACTTCAACCTGACGATCATTTCCGAAATCATCCTGTCGGCATCCGTAATTCGGCAGGATGCGGCGGCTTTCCTGTGTGGTCATGCGGGAAAGCCGCTATTCCCTTTCTTCCTCGCCGTTCGGCAGCCGCTGGCCGAGTTGCTCGATATGTTCCGCCCGGCACCTGATCCGAAGGCAAAGCACGCGACCGGCAAGCCCGTGCCGTGGCCGGATTTCTATCAGGCACTCTATACGCAGGCGACGGGCTTCCTCGGCTGGACGCCGGAAGTTGCATGGAGTGCCACACCGACAGAAATCGACCGTGCCTATGCGGCTCATATCGACAAGCTGAAGGCTATCCACGGCAGCGCCGACGATGATCAGCCCTCCTATGATCCGCGTGAGGAAGTTTCGGAACAGGAAGTCCGCGCAGGGCTGACAGCACTCAAGAGGCACTGCCGATGACGAAGCCGCCCCGCATCTGTTCTTGTAGCCGCGTCGTGCCGCACGGCGAGCTTTGCATTTGCCAGCAGAAGGCACGCCGTGAACGCAACGCCCGCCATGATGCACGCCGTCCTTCGGCCCGCGACCGTGGCTATAATCACGAATGGCGCAAAGCCCGCGCCGAATACCTGACTGCGCATCCCCATTGCCGTGAGTGCAGCAAGCATGGCGTTACCACCCTCGCGACCGTCGTGGATCACGTCATTCCGCACCGTGGCGACAAACGCCTGTTTTGGCACCGTGCCAATTGGCAGCCCTTGTGCAAGCCCTGTCATGACAGCGTGAAGCAGCGACAGGAGCGCGCCTTATGACGCCCGCCGACCGCGCCCGCCTTATCGACAAGAAAGAATTCGAAGCCGAATGCCGCGCCATCCGTCAGCGCGCCCTTTGCTATGCCAATGCAAAGCGTCAGGCAGAGCGCGCGCTGTTCGAAGCATGGCTTGGCTGG